CTCACGTCTTAGAGTAGCGCTAGTAAACCCTTGGATAGAACCATACTCTCAAGTATGAACCCTCTATTCACAGTCCGCTGGTGCACTGATCTGAGATCAGGGCAAGTAGGTCAACGGCTTGAGAACCGATATCTGAAATGCCGTTATAGATCTCATATTATACAAACAAACTAATGACTCAACTAAACCAATATAAACTATTGATGAAGTGAGTTAGTAAGTTTTATTTGGATAACACGCGACATCGCCAGTTCGAACATAATTATTATAAGAAATTAGAATTATTATATAGAACAAAAGGGCCGAAGTGAACAAGCAACTACTTTAAATTAAGTAGGCTTGCCATCACTAAGACTCTTAATGGCGAGCATCTGGATAGGCCATTTGGTATATCTCTTAATAAGCTAAATCTTCCTTCTTTTATCCCACACGCTTTATGCGTGAAGATTCTTGATGGAGATAAACTTACGATCACATATGTATTAACTGTTTTGCAGTATACACGTATGATCTTAGGAGATCCAAAAGATTTGGACTGTTCGTCTATAGAACGACCATGGACAGGGAAAAATCCCTTGACTAGGTCAATTATAGCTTTAATAGCCCATGATCTTAACCTGACGAGCTTAAACACGGAATTTTCTCATTTCCCATGAATAGGCTCTGCAGGTCCAAATGGTCTCTCGATACTCCGTTCCTTCGAGGATGCAGTTAACATCCCCGATGAATTATCTGCAGACTTGTCAACCCTTGCGGGTGAGAAGTTTGGCGATTTAGTGTTCTCAATCCGAGGCTTTTGATCTGTTGCAAAACAGATATATCTAACCATGTTTAAATACACGGAAGATAAGAAAAAGCTTATCAGAAAGATAGCAATAAAACAAGATAAAGAGGGTAAAACTAGACCTTTCGCGATCTTCGAGTACATATCGCAAGCGGCTTTACAGCCGCTACACGATTCTCTCTTCCAAGCTTTAAAAAGCTTAGAATGAGATTGTACTTTTGATCAATCAAAAGGTTTTAGAGATATTCTCTACGGAGCATCGGAATTCAAGGCATCTTATGACCTAAAGTCTGCTACGGATCGTTTTCCGATCGTAGTTCAACGGGAGATACTTGCGTATCTAACGTCTGACGAAAAGGCAGATGCTTGAGTTCGCTGTATGACTAAGTATCCCTTTAAGCTTCCTAATGGTAAATTGATAAAATTTAACACTGGGCAGCCTTTAGGAGCCAAAAGCTCATGAGCAATGTTTACATTAGCTCATCACTTCGTAGTACATTATTGTGCTAGGGAAGTGGGCGTTAAGCCAAGCTATCGTCTCTTAGGAGATGATATAGTCATAACAGATCCAGAATTAGCGATCAAGTACAAAGCGGTTATGACTGAGCTCGGAGTAGAGATTTCAGAAACGAAATCTCATTCCGGAACTTTATTATTCGAATTCGCAAAGCGGTTCGGATATAAAGGCTCAGAAATAACACAGTTCCCGATAACTGCTCTGCTTAGCAATATTAAAGAGTATTGTCTAACATCGCAAGTACTGTCCGGAACTGCGCCTGAACGAGGGTTTCTACCCTTATTCATACTAGGCCGCTCTCCTCAATACTGGGAAACATTATTAAGCATTCCATATTCTAAATCAACGCGGTTGTATACCGCAATGATTAAGAAATATGAGTTATTTCAATTACTTCCATCAAGTACGAAACCATCCATGGTTGAACTCTCTGACACGTTAATGTTAGGAGCTGCAGCATGCGGTAGAGTACCCACTGTTCAAGAAGCATCTGACTGTCTGTTAAGAGCAGTCAAGATTCTAAAAGAACGGGAAATATTGAAGTTAACAAACCTAGTACAAAAATACAATTTAAGTATTATGTCTATGTTGAGTGCTATATTAATGACTCCAGTATGAGGCCTGGTCAAAGCCCCTCATCGGGAATATATCCCGGTGATTTCGGCATTGGACAATTCAAAAGACCTATGTAACAAGGTCCTTGATGCCATGTCCGAAGAGGGGCAGACTGGTTGATCGGTGTATAGAAAACTCGAAGAGAATCCTATTAGACCGATGCCTTCTTTAAAAGGGCTACAACCAACTCGACCTAAAGAACTTGTGACGCGATCGCGTTCAGCGTTGTTAAAACCTCTTATGGAGGAATTCAAAACACTTACTAACTCACCCGCCGAGTCCAAATAGATCGTGAGATCGGGTGGGGCTCGAGCTATTCGAGGAAGCGATTCC